TGCTCTTGGTCATCGAGATCTACGTAGAAACGTTTTAAACGTTTCCGCACGTAGCCATCGACACCCAATTGCAAATACAGATTCATGGCAGGTTCAATCGCGATTGTACGCTCAGTTTGAGCATTTTTGGGAACGAACGTCACTTTGTTTGCTTCGACAGGATGTAGAACGGCGGACCAGAACTCACTCATTCGAATAGGAAAATGCTGGGGAATACCCAGTTTATCCCTATAAGAATCGAGAAGAGCTCCGATCCAACGTTTATCCTGAGCGATAGCAAACATCGCGTAGCCCAGAGCGTCTTTGGTACACGAATACGGCCAGTTTCCATATTTATCATATGAGGAAACTAAGCCATTCCGGGTATCTAGGTTCGCACCTGGTCCGTGTCTGGAGGATAACAATAACGCTTCATGTTGCCCAACCGTGGTAGGGCCTAGCAGCTTACTGAGAAAAGATCTGGCGTAAGTCAGCAATTGACTATTCCAGATGTCTGACGAAGCTTGTAACTCTGAGTATAACTCAGAATTATAGAGTGCGCAATTTGCTTCAGCTAAGTAGAACTTCTCCTTAGCTTTTGCAATGCGTTGCTCTTTGCTTGTGTCAAACATAAACTTTTTCAGTAATTGTGCGACCTGATATTTCGCACGCCTTTCGGCGATTGGAATATCACTGGCTGTTGTACACTGTGCAGACCAGTCCTCACTAAGTGCTAGATAAGCCTCTATATCGTTATTTCTCATAACTTTATAGATAGCTTCATAGTCCTTAGGTGAGAGGAGATAATTAAAATCCTCCAACAGGTTTGCTAGTACCTTCCAAGGATAATTCTTTGGAAGGTGTAAGCTAATGTCGTTGTGACTTAGCTTACGTTTCGCCTTGGCTAGAATTCGAACTTTCATCGATTCTCCTCCGACTATCTGACGGTTGAAGTATTAAACGTATCCTGGCTAGAACAGTTCGTAGCCAGGTGAAGCTTATCTCTAATATCAGTTTTGGTAACATGACATTAGACCATAAGCTGCGCGTTCAGCTTCTCCATCAGTGTGTCGTCGTCCAAGGCTGCCAGCATGGTCTGCCGAGCAAGAATCCGCTCTGCAGAGGTCGCGCCAACAGGTACGGAGAAACCGATTTCGATGATGATCGGTGACGTCAAAGAAGCGACGCCATCAACACCATCGACAGTGATGTCCTTAGTCAGCTTCACAGCCGACTTTGCGACACCCTTGAAGTTTCCGGAGGCTTTCGGGTTCGTACGATAGAACCCAATCATGTCCCGATCGTCGAGTGCATGGCTTGCGCCAATGTACAGCGAACGGTTCTGATACTCCTCGTACCGCGAGTAAACGTGATTCGTAGTAGAATCATCATTTTCCTCGTCCACGGCCAATGTGATCGTGTTATCCAACATAGTTTGGATCCTTCCTGTTGCCTAAGTTAATAGGCCGGTTTGTCGACAATCTTCCTTCTCACCGAAGTTTACTGGCGAGTTGTTTAAGGATGATTGTCAGGTCTGCCACTTTGAACATGTTCATCCGTAATTTCCAAGACGGAAGCAAGTTCATGGGCGGGTTTGGGACACGACGTTTGGTAATGATTTCTCGCGAAATCATACCACTAGCTGCCAGGTAATAATCGTCCATTCGTTCATTTGAAGGACTCCCTGACAAATAGATGTTCGTGCCCGACAAGGTTTTCGCTTGGTATATTCTTTCTTCAAGAGTATACCAAGAGGCGAGAGTGCGGAGACCGCACTCCGGGGTGTGCGCAGCGATCTTCTGTCCGACATTGATAAACCAGTCGATGACGAATGAAAGTGGGACAAGTTCCCAAAGACTTTCAAGTACGTCATCAAACCCCCATATTTGTAATGGGTTCAGGTTTTCAATAGCCGTTAAGACGCCACTACGCACTGCGACTGTGCGCTCCATCGAATATGTGACATAGTATTCACGGTGTATAGTATATCCACCGGAACCCTGTGTCTCATATATCGTTGAAGTGGAAGACTCGGAGTCCCCATCGCGCTCTGAGCCACGAAATGTAAGTCTCTTCCCAATTGTAGATGCATTTGAGTAAGCATCTACATAGGATTTGAGATCATACATTAGCGGCCTAATAGCGTAACGGGCTTCCATATAGCGGTTTGCAAGTTCCTTAGGCGTTAACTCTTTAGCTATACCCGGAATATTAAGTCGTACAATATTCTTGGTTAAGCCAACGAGACGTTTAAGGATACTGGCAATACTGCTAATAGTCTTCTGTCCTTCCGCTAGGCCAACAATGGCCATAGCTTCGGACACATTGACTCTCGCATGGGCGGATGTAATCGCCAAATCAATGAGAGAGTCATAGTCGCATGGATCAGGCACGTCGGGCAGAACGCCAAAGGTATAAAAACCGTTGGCAGGACGCGTACCGACAAGCTGATCCTTTACCGTGATCCACTTCCATTGGCCACTACAGTTGGTATAGACTGACCTCTGATGACCGAGGTTAATCTCAACCATAGTGTCTTTAAGAATTGTAGTAACTTTTTCGAGCGGATTGTTTACAATCTGCCCTAAAGCTACACACTTCTTAAACCTGGGAGTCACGACGTCGTCCATAACTTCCTGCTTACTTTCAGTCTCAGCAGTGCCTGTACTAGGCGTGCCGACAATGAAAGAAGCAGTAGGATTACTGCAGCTTCCGATGGAATAATCATACCGATTACTCCATTCGATAGTGGAAGCTGTACGACGTTCACGGTGCCGTGCGCCGAACGTACTCATATGCATACTCCTTTCGGGGCATGAATATGAGGTGGTAGCATACATTGCTGCCCAAACAATGCATGATACCTTGACTATAACCGGAGAAATCCCAATTATAGCCGAGAACTCTTCGCGAACTCATTTGAGTTCACTCCCCCCG